GTCGTGCCGTTCATCCCGCTGACCGAAGCCTACGCCTTCCCGCTGGGCACGGTCAACACCTTCGAGACGAACGGGGCTCCGGCCGACTTCAACGAGACGGTGAACACGGTGGGTCTTCCGATGTACGCCAAGATCGATACCACCAAGTTCGATCGCGGCTATGATCTGCACACCCAGTCCAACACGCTGCCGATCGTGAAACGTCCGGCCGTGGTCATCAAGCTGACCACGTCCAACTAAGGAGAAGCGACCATGCAATGCTGCTTCATTGGTAAGGGCATCGTGTATGCCCGCAAGAAAGGCGTGGCCGAGGCGTTGCGCAGCCTTGGCAACGTCATCTCGCTGGTCCTGGATGTGACTGAGGATGTCAAGGAAACCAAGGACTTCACCAAGTCCGGTGGTGGTACTGACTGCCAGGTGCGTCGGGTTCAGAAGATCGAAGCCACGATCGTGATGAATTGCTTCAACGCTGACAACTGGGCCCTGGCCACGCTGGGTACCAAGACGAACGTGGTTGGCAACTCTGTCACGAACGAAGTGGTGACTGCCTACAAGGATGGCTTCGTGCCGCTCGACAAGGTGGGACCCTACTCCGGGCTGGTGGTGACGAACACCGCCGGATCCACGACCTACGTGCTGGACACCGACTACACGGTTCAAAAGGGTGGCATCTTCATCCTGGCGGCCGGTGCCATCACCGACGGTCAGGTTCTGCACGTTGACTACACGTGGTTGGCGCAGCAGCGGATCGAGGGCAACACCCAAGCGACCCCGCTGATGGAATTCGTCTTCGATGGCCTGAACGAGGCCGAGAATGACAAACCGGTGCGCTTGACCGCCTACAAGGTGAAGTTCGGTCCGGCCGCCCAGCTGTCGTTCATCAGCGACGAGTTTGGCAACCTGACCATCAAGGGTGAGCTGCTGAAGGACACGGCCATCACCGGCGGTGGTTTGTCCCAGTACTACAAGGTGCAGATCGCTGACTGATCAAACCTTGGTCACATGAACGAGAGGGGAGGCGCAAGCTTCCCCTCTTCTAGACGAGGCAAAACATGAGTTACTGCACCAAAGCTGAACTGGTGGCAAGATTCGGTGAAAAGCAGATCCTGGAGTTGGCTGACCGGACTGAGCCGCGTGAAGGCGACATCGATGGAGACAATGTCACCATTGTGGTGAATTCTGCGATCAAGGCGGCTGAAGCCAGGATCGATCGGTGGCTGATGTTTTGCTACAAAACCCCGCTTCCCTACACTCCGTCCGTCATCAAAGAGGCGGCGATCGAGATCAGCCGCTATCTGTTGATGCCCAACATCAAACTGGGCAGCAAGGACAATGCTGATGATCACGAATCCCGTCGCAACTACACGGACTGGGAGAAGTGGTTCAAGGACATCTGCGGTCAACCGCGGATGACGGGACCCAACGGCGAAGTGCTTCCCTACCCAGGCCCGGTCAAGCCCGGCATCGTGGTGGCAGATCGTCCGCAGCTCGAGGTGCCTTGCTGCGAAGATGTCAGCATCAAAATCAATGATTGCGATTGCAAATGAGTGAGCCATCCATCTTCGGTTACGTTGATCCCTTGAAGGAATTCCTCAAGGAGAATGTTCCTCTCTGCAACGGCCGTGTCATTGTCATCGCTGACTATGAGCGGATCGACGAGAGCTTCGAGACCCTGCCCCAACTGGCCATCGTACCTTTGGGCGAGCTTCAGTTCCCTGGGGTGGATGCCCGTAAACAAGCGGAAGCCGGTTGCAACAACAAGTGGTTGGTGGGCTTGATGGTGGTGGCCGCCGTGCGTAATGAGAGGGATCAACTGGAGGGGTTTGAAGCCCTGAAGGCACTTGATGCCTTGGTCACTCAATTGGCTGACCAGATGAAGGTGTTCAACACCCAACGCCCGGACGGCTTCAAGGAATTTGTCCGTCAACCCATCAACGAAATTTTTCACCACAACGGGGTGGCTGCTAGCCCCGTGCTTTACCAGTCATCCTACATCAGAGCATGATCGCTCTGGCCCTGTCTCTTAAGCTGGTCGGTCTTTCGATCAGGGCTTTCCAAAACCGACACATCAAGGAGAATCACACCATGGGTATCCGTCGCAAGCCAAGCGCCACCTTCAACTGGAAGATGACCTACCGCTCGATCAACGAGAAGGGCGAGTGGTCTGAGCAGGAATTCGTCGCCATCCTCCGTCGCCTGCCGCAGGAGCGGACTCTGTTCCTCATGGGTGCATTCACCCCGTGGTTGGACAGCGAGGGTAACGTGAAGAAAGACCTGACCGAGAAGGAAACCAAGTTGATGGAGGAGTTCATCGCCACCACCAACAAGGATGAAAAGGTGGTGCGTGAAGTGCTTGCCGGTGTGTCCGACCTGCTGGACGACTCCGGTAACCCGATCCCGTGGACCGAGGAGGCCCTGGAAGATCTGATCTCCCAGCTTGGTTTCACGGCGCAGTTCACCAGTCAGTGGCTCAAATCGCTGACCGAAGCACCTGTAAAAACCTCCGGGACATCGCCCGAAGCTGGGCAAACGGAGTAAGCGAACAGACCATTGAGGTCTTTCCAGAGAACGAGAAGGCGTTTGAGATCTTCAAGCGCCTTCAAACCCAGTGGGAGCGGAACATGATGAATGGTCGGAGAGAACGATTGAATTATGGTCCGCTAGAATCTGTGTTCGCTCTGAGCGGTGTCCCGAAGGATGAACACGAAGCCTTGTTTGACCGGCTTCAATTGATGGAGAACGTAGTCATCAACGAAGACAGGAAGCGCATCAAGTGACCACCCCTTTCAAGTTCTCCTTTGTTCTGGAAGGTGACACCTCCCAGATCCAGAAGGCGTCAGAATCGGCTCGCAAGAGCCTTTCAACGCTCAATTCCACCTTGGTGGATCTGAGCAAGGCCTCCCAAAACGTCGATGTGGCGAGAGCAGTCCTTGGTACCAGGGCTCAGGGGGACATTGGAAGAGAGATTGCTGCGATCAACAACGCGCTGCGCACGTTGCAAGCCTCTGGCTCGGCCAGCATGGGAGAGCTGGCCAGGGCCTCGAGGAACGCGCAGGAACGTATCAAGGAATTACGTAGAGAGGCCCAGGGCCTGCCCGAAGCCGGAAATAATGCAAACCTATTCGCTCGAGGCATCGCAGCCGCTGGGGTAGCCGCTGCTGGGTTGATCACGATCCAGAAGGGCTTCGACATGGCGGCCTACTACATCCGAGCATCGGATGGGGCCAAGCTGTTGGATGCTCGACTCAAGCTGGTCAGTGCCACTCAGGGGGAACTAGCTAGCAACACGGCGGCAGTCTTTGAGCAGGCCAACCGTCTCCGCTCCCCGGTGGAAGAGGTGGGACGCAGCTTTGTCCGGATCGCGGCCGGGGTCAAGGAGCTGGGTGGGTCCGCTGAAGAAGCCCAGAAGCTCAACGAGATCCTGCTCACTACCGCCAAGATCAGTGGTTCCACCGGGGCGGAGGCGAGCGCCGCAGCGATTCAGTTTGCCCAGGCGTTGGGATCCGGTGTTTTGCAGGGAGATGAACTCCGATCCATCCTGGAGAACAACCAGGAGTTGGCCCGACAATTGGCCCGTGGCCTAGGAGTCAGCATCGGTGAGCTGCGCAAGCTTGGTGAGGAGGGCAAGCTCACGGCAGACGTTGTTGCCCGAGCCCTGTTGTCTCGGCTGCCGGAGATTCAGCAGAAAGCCGGTGAGATCCCCAAAACAACGGCCGATCAGCTGACCGTTTTGAAGAACGAGCTGTTCGCTACGGTGGGGGCCCTGGACAAGGCCACCGGGGCCAGCGGTCTCTTCGCAAGCAGCATCGAGGGCATCAGCCAAGCGGTCAAGGGGCTTCGTGAGGGAGACAACGTTTCAGGTAGTCTTGGGTTGCTCCTAGGCGGAAACATCGGAGGCTTTCTGCAGCTGCAGCGCCAAGGACAATTGGCCACCCAACGCGAGCGTGAACAACAGGCTGAATTCCGTCGCGAGGCCAACCGGGCAAATGTTGGTGGTGCAGGAGATGCGCAAGCCTCCAGCCTGGGAATTGCGGCATCGGCCAAGCGAGAGCTCGATGCCTTCTCTAAGTACGTGGATGATTTTGAATCCCCACGGGAGAAGCTATTCTCTGGCCTCAAGAAGTTCGGAGACCAGGTGGGCCGCACCCTCGATGCCCTTCAAAAGCAGCGTGATGACCTGTTGAAAAAAGGGGCGAGCACCGAGACCGTTGATGCTCAAATCGCCCAGGTCCAGCGCCAGCAAGAGGCCGCCCTCAAGGATGCTGGTCAGAAGTTCGCGGCCCTTGATAAGGCTGATCTTGAACGGCGTCAGACGGCTGCCAACCGCGCTGCTGACATTGAGCAGGCCAAGGCGGCCCTCATCGGCCAGATCCAGCAGTTGGACATCTCTCGTGAGAAGGCGACTCAAGAGCAACGTTTCAATGATCTTCGCTCTCTGTATGACTCAGGCCTGACTGATGCCCGCACCTTTGGTCTGGAGAAAGCCCGCCTCATCGAGGAGGAGGTGGCCAGAGAGCAGCGTCGCATCGACGTCGATCGCGCCCGCCTGACCACCCAGCTCAACGCCACGACGGACAAGAAGGAGCAGCTCAAGCTTCAAACCGACCTCATCAAGCTTGCCGAGCGAGAGTTGGCGTTGGGGGCTCGGCTTTCTGAGGCCGATCGGGTCCGGAGCAAAACCCTCTCAGAAGTTAATGACGAGCTCGATGCCCGCAATGAGCTCATGGTCGACCAGTATGACGAGATGTCCAAGGAATTGGAGATCTTGAAGCAGCGCAACAACGAATTTGGCAAGACTAGGACCCAGATCGCCCAAGCACGCCTGTCGGAGCTGGAGCTGGCTGAGGCTAAGCTTCAGAGCAAGCAGGAAACTGAGGGCCTGTCAAACGCTGAGCGGGAGCGGTTGGGCATCCTCCAAAACCAGATCAAGGTGCAGCGGGAGATCGTTGCAGAGATCGGCAAAGGAGAGATCAACCAGGCAGCCGCAGAGTTTGTGGGTACCTTGGGCAACGGGTTGACAGACGTCATCCGCACCTTTGTCACCAATGGTAAGAACGGTTTCCAGACTCTGCGAGCCAGCTTCAAATCCATCTTTGCGGACTTTGTCACCTCGTTCGTGGCCAAGCCCTTGGTACTCAACGTGCTGGCCAACGTGGCTGGCGGCTTGGGGCAGAGCGGGATTCAGAACGCCGCCCTTCAAGCGCTTCAAGGTGGGGTAGGCGGCCAAGGTGGTGGGCTGCTGGGGAACATCAGCGGACTGGCCAACAACGCCTTGGGTTTGGGCAACGCAGCCAGCTTGGCTGGGACCGGATTCACTGGTGGATTGACTGGCTTGGCCGGCTCTGGTCTGGTTAGCTTGGGCAACGCGCTCGGCTTCCAGGGGTTGGCAAACTTCGGCCTGGGGTTACAGGGCTCGGCAGCTGCGGCGCTGGGTGGAGCTGGTGGCACCGTGGCGGCTGGTCTTGGAAGCACCCTGGCTGCAGCTCTACCTTACATCGGGGTGGCTTTGGCCATCGCCTCAGCCTTTGCCAAACCTCGCGGTGGTGCTAAGGAGGGCGGATCTGCCAACCTTCGATTCGATGCCAATGGCAATGTGTTGGGCTCGGCGGCTGTTCCCGGATCTGATAACGGCCGCTTCTTCACCCCATCCAGTCGCGACAGTGATGTCAACAACATTGTCAAGCAGCTGGGCACCGACTTCTCCGCCACCCTCAAGGCGTTGGGTGGCACCTCGTCTGGGCTGACCATCGGTCTGGGCTTTGACACCGACCCCAAGGGCACGGCTCAGAACCGTATCAGCAGCCAGGTTCGGGACGCTTCTGGTCGCTTGCTCTTTGGTTCACAGGATCGCGAGGTAGGCCGTGATGATGCTCAACTGCAAGCTGAGCTGAAGATCGAAGCCAAGCGGGCCCTGCTGGCTGGCTTGCAGGGGTCTGATCTGCCTGAGCAGATCAAGAAGGCGTTGAACACGGTGAGCGCGCAGACGGCTTCCGAAGCCGATGTCGACAAGGTGCTCAAGCTGGCTGGCAATGTCAAGGGTCTCATCAACGTCCTCAAGGAAGCCGGGCCACAATTTGAGAAGTTCACTGACCAGATTTTGAACCTGGCCCAGGCCCCTGAGGAGGTGCAGAGCGCCGTCCAAAGCTTGCTGGGCTTTGCGGTCTTGGATCCGTTCAAGCAAGCTCAGGCCGAGCTCAACCGTGGGTCCTTGTTTGAGCAGTTCACTCAGGGGCGTACCCAGCTCCGTGAGCTCCTAGTTGATTTTGACGGATCAGCGGAAGCTGCCCAGCGGTTGAGCGGAGCCCTGCAGAACCAATCGCAGATCCAGGTCCAATTGGCTGGGCAAATCCTCCAGCTCACTGAGCAGTTGACCGGGGCTGGTGGCCTGTTTGCAGATACGATCCGTGAATTCCAGCTGAGCGTCTTGGATAGTGAGGGCAAGTTCAATTTCCTGAAGGACGAATCTGATGCCGCAGCCCAGGCTCTCCTGAACGCCACGGATCCAGAAGAGATCAACCGTATCGCCCAGCTGCTCAACAGCAACATCCAGGCGCAATTCAGCCTACTGGATCCTGAGGAGCAGAAGCGTCGTGTGAAGGAATTCACCGACTACACCAAGGCCATCAACGACCTGGTGAAGGAGCGGCTAGAGGCAGCCCGCACCGCCCTGGAGAACGAGCGGAATGCCGATCTCCCCACCAGCATCCAAGCAGCCATTGAGTTGGCCCTGACCAAGATCGCTGCTCAAAATCAGACGGCTGCCGATACTCAACTCGCTGCCGCCAACACTAACTTGGCTGCAGCCAATACACCCCAACAAATCGTGGTCACCCTCACAGGGAACGGTGGCTACGAGGTTGGTCCGCAAACACCGTAAGGAGATCCCATGGAAGCGGCACGATTTGACTTTGATGGCAGTGTTGAGAAGAATGGGGCGATCCACCCGCTCTACACCCAGGGCTCGACCTTCGACCCGGTTCTGACCTTCAAGGGTCCCAATGGCTCCCCCATCGACCTGACCGGCTACGCTGGGAAGATGCAGGCCAGGGAGAAGCACAGCACAACGGTGGTCTTGACGTTTGACACCGCTGACGGCACCATGATCTTGGGTGGGGCAGCTGGCACCATCCAGCTTCTGCACCTGCCCGCCCAAACAGCCACGGTCACGGCCAAGGATGGAAGCTCGAAAAACGTTCGCCCGCTCCGAGAGCTGGTGTACGATCTTGAACTGACCCCGGCCTCAGGTCGGACCTTCAAGCTCTTGTATGGGGTGCTTTGTGTGGCCCCTGAGGTGACCAAGCCGTGACAACAGTTCAGGTATCTTCCGAGGTCTCGACCGTTTCTATCCAGACCAGCGCCAGCCAGGTCTCGGTCGATGCCCCTCAATCAGTTGTCCAGCTCCAGACCCCGTCGATTTCGGCGGTCTCGGTTGCTGAGCAGGGCCCTCCTGGAACGGTTCCTCAATACACTCACACCCAAAGCTCCTCATCTGACACCTGGACCGTGAACCACAATCTTGGCTTTCGTCCCGCCGTCACCTTGCTCGATTCCGGTGGGGTGGAGTTCTCGGCTGATGTGGTTCACACCTCTATCAACCAGTGCATCATTTACTTGGCATCACCAACAACCGGCACCGTTCGGTGCAACTAAAGGAGAAGCTTCATCATGGATCAGCGTTCCAATCTTAATTTTGTCGGCGGTGCCAAGATCACCGGCTTGCCGAATTCCACCGCTTCTGGTGAGCCCGTCACTCACGATCAACTGCAAGCCGCGATCGACGGTGTCAGCTGGAAGGATTCGGTGCGGGTCAGCACACAGGGAAACCTGAACCTCTCGTCCCCTGGTGCCACCATCGATGGCATCACCATGGTGAGTGGTGACCGTTTCCTGGCCCGCAGCCAAACCACGACCAGCCAGAACGGTATCTACGTCTGGAATGGTGCTGCCGTGGCCGCTACTCGGTCATCCGACGCCAGCGTGTTTTCTGAGCTGGAATCGGCCGTCGTTGTGGTGGAAGAGGGTACTGACGCCGGTGCCAAGTTCCGTCAGACGGCGGTGAACGGGACCATCGATTCCAGCGCGGTGACATGGGTCGCCGATGGCTCATCTGCCCCATCCGCTTCCGAGACGACGGCCGGCATCGCTGAGCTGGCCACCCAGGCTGAGACGGACACCGGTACCGATGACAACCGCATCGTGACCCCGTTAAAGCTGGCTAACTGGTCGGGTCGCAAGCGCAAGCACACCGCCAACATCGGTGACGGTTCCGCTACCCAATACGATGTCACCCACAACTTCAACACCCGTGATGTGCATGTGCAGGTCTACCGTAACAGCACGCCGTGGGATACCATCGGTTGCGACATCGGACGCGAGACCGTCAACTCCGTGCGACTGACTTTTGCCAGCGCGCCGACGAGCAACCAATTCACCGTCGTCATTCTGGGGTAAACCATGGAACACGCGTCCAGGCAAGATTTTCTGGCTGGTGCCCTGCTTGGGGAGCTGTCGGCTAATCCGACGGCTCCAGCGTCAGGAGTTATTCTCTACACCCGGGCTATCGCTGGTCGCCGCCTTCCAAGGTTCATTGGGCCGTCTGGAGTGGAAAATCCGCTTCAGCCGGCCCTGTTTGGTAACCGTGTCATGCTCTGCACCCCTGGTTCCGGCACCGGTGTCAACAACTTTGGTTTGACCCACACCGTTGGTGCCACGGCTTCTCACCCCACTCCAGCCACAACGACTCTGGCCGAGAGTCTGTATAGGACTCGGTTTGCCACCAGCACAACCGCCGGTAACGCCGCCGGAGTCCGGGCAGCCGTCAACACTATCTGGAGAGGCAACGCCGCAGGTCGTGGCGGTTTTTACTGCCACTTTCGTTTCTGCTCGGGGAACATCTCGCTGGCGGGCGGTCAGAAGTTTGTCGGCCTGACCTCTGCAACTGGAGCCTTGGCCGGGGAGCCATCCGCACAGGCAGACGCCTTGGGGGTAGGTAAAGACATCGCCGACACCAACTGGCAGTTCATGCGGCGCACGGGTACCGGCACCGTGCAAAAGGTCAGCCTTGGCGTGGCCGTGGCCAACAACCAGACCTTTGACCTGATTCTCTTCTGCGCCCCCAACGGAAGCTCCATCTTTGTGCGGGTGGTGCAGCACAACTACGATGGCACCTTCACCACCCTGTTGGATACCAGCTACACCACGGACATCCCGGCATCAGCTACCTTGTTGGGGCATGCCCTCCATGTCCGCAACGGAGCCACAGCCGCTGCTGACAACTTCGAGATGGTGCGCATGTACATCGAGAGTGATTACTGATGGACCTAAACCGCCCCCGTGTTCTTACCGCCGCTACCGCGGCCCTGGTTGATGACCCAGTCACTCGACCAGGGTACTTGGTGCAGATTCAGCTGACCCAAGTCCTGCGCTACTGCAATCGTGGACAGGTCACCTGGAATGGAAACATTTTCATCCAAGAGGATGTGAGGGTGAACGGGTTGACCAACACGCCTGGTGGGGTAACCACGGTGACCCTTCTGGTCTCAAACGCTGACAACGTCATCGGCACGGTGCTCCTCAATGAAGGCATCGAGCTCAGTCAGGTTAAGATCTGGGCGTATGACCAGGGGGCGATCGGGGCCTCGGACCCGGTGCAGGTCTTCAACGGCAGCATTGAGGAAGTGACGGACATCAACCACACCTACGCTGTCATGCAGCTCAAGTCTGGCTTTGGTGAGGCTTTGTATTCGCCCAGAGAATTCATCAGCCCAGCTCTGGGCTTCAATTTTGTCACGCCGTCGAACACCAAAATCGATTTCAATGGTGAGACGTACGTGCTTGAGAACGGAGGAGCATAGTGGCAGCCTATCCGCAAACCATCGCCCAACTGATCAAGGAGGGCTCTGAGGAGTATGTCAAGGTCACTGATGTGACCGAATCAGATGATGGCACCCCGAAGATCCGTGTGCGCAGCAACACCAGCAAGAAGATCTTTGAGGTGGCCCACCATGTGAACGACACGGACAAGGCCACCCTCATTGCTTTCTATGAGGCCAACAAGCTGGTCACCTTCGACTTCACCTACCAGATGGATGGGGTCAGTTACAGCCCGTGCATTTTCTACGGTGAACCCAAGATCAAAGCCGTTGACACTTGGTGGGACATCACCATGTACGTGAGGCAATCCTGATGGATCGTGAGGCCCCGAAGACCCCTCTTTGGTCGGCAGGACCGCAGCGCAACGCGCTCTCGGTGGCCACCAGAGAAGCGCTGAACACCGCCGCTAAGAAGCCCAGCACCCAGCAGGTGGCTGGGGACAACGCCCCGTTGCGGGTCATCTATGGCGATCCACTGGTGCAGGCACAGTTGGTCACCGTCGTGCCCTACCTGGCAGGCTTGTTATTCCTGGTCTGCTGGGGGTATGGGGAGATCGACTCGATCCAAACCCTCTACATCAACGATGAAGCGGCTCCAGGTGGGATCGTGGCCACCCACTACGTGGGCAATCAAACGCAGAACCCTGATCCGTCCCTGGTGGCCGCCTTTGCCGCCCGCTCACAGGTCTACGCTGACAACCTGCGTGGGATCGCGTACTCGTCGATCTATGTGCCGGCCGGAGCGGTGAGCGGGTTCCCCCGCTTTTCCGCCAAGATCCGCGGATTGAAGGTGACAAATTATCGGTGGCAAGTGTTGGACGAGACCACCGCCGATACCTACCTGGATGTCTTTCATGGTCGGGTCGTGCGTCGAGAGAGAAACGGTACTGATGGGTGGGAATCGGTCAAGGCAAAGTATCCAAAGACCACCGGTAAGTGGTACTATGAATTTGTCATCCACATCCCGTCTGGTATCGCGAACCAGTACACGATCGGTCTGGCTGGACCCACTGACATCAACGCCGTCCCACCAGGCTACGTCGGGGTCACCGCTGACAGCTGGGGCTACTACCCGATCAATGGTCAGATCTACAACAACAATACCCCAATCCAATCCAGCCTGACCACCTCTGGCAACAATGACGTCATCGGTGTGGCGTGGGACGCCGATGCTGGCACCTGCTCCTGGTACAAGAACAATGTGCTCATCGTGACCAGGACCGGTATCACTGGAAATCTTCGACCAGCTGCGGCTTTATATGAGGGAGACACTGGGACCAGCTTTGCTGACACCGGCGTCTTCAATTTCCGACCGTCGGAGCTGGTCTACTCTCCACCGACTGGGTTTCAATGCTGGTACGGCGACAACGTGGTGGCCTGGACCAGCAACCCAGCTGATCATCTGGCAGACTTTCTCAAGAATGCCCGCTACGGATGCAAGCGCACGATCTCTGGGATCTGGGCGGCTGAGAACGCCGAACACCAGTCTGAGGGAGTCCGCTACGTTCGAGATGCCCTCAACGGGGTGGGTGGGTACGACTCTGGGTCGATGCCGCCCTTCTACTCAAATCCTGATGGCGGATTGTTCACCATGGCCATCACGACCTCCACCCCGCACGCTGGAGTGGGGGCGCTTCGCACAACCAATTGCATTGGTGGTCACTCAAACGTCATTCAGTTCTTCAAAGCCTTCTCAACGACCGCCACCCTCCGGGTGAGGACCAGGGCCAATGCGGTGGCTACGGTGTGGGGAGGATCCCCCGTCAACGGGCTGACCTGTTACTACGCGTTGCAGGTTTACGATCTGGCCACCCAGGTGCAGATGGGTCAACTAGCCGTAGCGGCCGGTGCTGATTCATCGTCGTGGGTAGAGCGCACCCTGAGCTTGACCAACCTGGTGCCTGGCAGGTCTTACCAGATCAATCTGTTCCAGAACGCAAACACTGGAAACATTGGGGTTGACTATGATTCCATGGTGGTGGAAACGGATTGCCCTGATCCGGCCGAGCCCCGTCGACTTTCTCAGCTCGTCATCGACAATCCACAGACGATCGAGATCTGGAAGGAGGCCTTGCGCACCTATGCCGGTTGCTTCCTGATCGAAGCGGGCAATGGTGAGGTCATCCAGTTCCCCGATCGTCCGGCATCCAGCACCTTTGCTCTGACCAAGATGAACAGTCGCGTTCGTGGCATGAGCCTCCGAAACCGGCGCAACGCCCCCACCGTGTTGCGGGTGGCTTACACCGACGATTCGGAACTGCCACCCCGCACCCGCTATGCCTACGTGTACGCTTCCGGGGTCCAAGCGGGCACCACGCCGTATCGTGAGTCTCAGGTGGCCCTCCCGGGCATCACCAGACGATCCCAGGCGACCCGAGAAGCCCTCGAGCGACTAAATAAGCTCTACCTACAGGACTTGCGGTCAAGCGTCTCCTTGACCGACGAGGGCTTGGCCCTGGTGCCTGGTCAGGTGGGAACCTACTCGAACCTGCTGGGCTTGTCCAACAAGCCGGTCAGGGTGGTGCAGATCAGCCACGACCAGAAGGCTGGGGATTACTCAGTGGAATTGGAGGAGTATGATCCGGCCGCCTACAGCAACTTTGTCGAATCCACCCCCACCTTCCAGGACACGTCGCTCCCCTCGCCCCTGTCTCCGCCCACGGTTACCGGGCTTTCGGCCACCGAGGAGCTGTATCAGCTGCAGGCGTACGGCCAGTATGCCAGCCGCTTGCGGGTGACCTGGACCCGACCATCGTGGCCGTTCCTGGTGGATTACCTGGTCGAGGTGTTTGATGATGACCTGACCCCAAAGCTGGTCGACAGCAAGGTGGTGACGGACGAGGATTACGCCTCTCCCGCCTTGGAAGAGGGCGTGGTCTTCACCATCAAGGTCTACGCCCGAAGCCGGGTGGCGGCCAGCGCGACGCCTGGTCAGACTACAAAGACCTTGCTGGGCAAGCAGCTCCCACCTGGTGACGTCCCCTCCTTCACCGCCTTTGAGTCCGGTGGCGATGTGTTCATGGAATGGGAAGAAGCCATCGACATCGACATCCAGGGCTATGAGATCCGCTACCGCCCGATCGGATCTGGTTCGTGGAAGAGCGGGGATGTGGGCATCATCCTGATCGACGCCACAAAGTACATTGACAAGGGTTCGATCCCGGCTGGTGACTGGACCCTGATGATCAAGGCGATTGATTCAGTGGGGAACGAATCCATCAACCCGACTGAGGTTGATGTCACGGTGACCTTGGACACGAACGCCTTCATCGCCGCCAATCAAGAATTTGGTGCCCCCACCTTGACCAACGTCTCAGCCGAGGTGAACCGGGTCCTGAACTCGACGAAGTGGGTAACCAACCGAGGAGAGCTGATCGCCTTTGGCCAAAGCAATCCCACCAACTCTGCCCAGGGCTGGGATACCCTGCTCACCACCCCGTTTTTGCAACCGGCCAACACCGGGGTGGCCACGTTCCTGTCGGGCACCGTCGACTTGGGCCTACCTATCACCGGCACCTTCCGGGCCACGATCAATGTCACCGTGTTGACCGGCTCCGTTGTGGAACAGTTGGAGCTGTCTCTGGACAATACCACTTGGACCATCTTCCCGACCGGGGCAGCTAAGACCACGGCTCGCTACGCCCGCTACCGGGTGGAGGGACCCAGCAACTCTGTCTTCACGGTTGAGGAAGCTCCTCGGTTGCTGGTCGATGCCATCGCCAAGGAGGAGACCTTCCAGATCACGACCTTGGCCAGCGGGGGTAAGCTGGTGCAGCTGAGCAACGCCTACAGCTTGGCTAAATCCATCCAGACAACGCCGATCGCCAGCACGAATGTGAGCGCTGCCCCTGATCGGATCTTGCTGACCCCAGCCCAGGCCTCAGGGGCGTTGTGCCATGAGGTTCAGTTCCTCGAGTCGGGAGCTGGTCGTTGGGCGTTCCGCACCATCAAGCAACCGGTTGGCTACGTGGTGGCCAGCGGAGACAAGATCCGCTTCGATGTCTGGATCGATCCGAGGAATCCAACCATTCCTGGTTGCGGAGGGGTCGAGATCATCTACACCGATGCTTCAAGTATGCGGGCCTCTGGAATCAACGACACCGATGGTCGCGACATCTCCTCCCCCGCCTTTACGACGGCGAATGCTGGTCAATGGATCACCCGCACCATCAACATCCCGGCCGGTTACAACGGGAAGACGATGGACTACTTTGCCGTCTGCTTCTATGACAGCACCTCAGGTGCTTTGGCAAACCAAGGGGTCTATCGCCAAGCCTTCCGCAACATCAGGATCTTGAACTCAGCCGACGTGCTTCAGCACACGATCTACTCCTCTTCTGGCGGGGAACCTTCGGCCAACGCGGCTTTGTACGAAGCTGATGTGGTAGCTGGAACCCACCAGTGCGGACCCAGCAATTCGTTCCTGGTTCGTGCTTTCAACTCTGGCGGTCAGGTGGCCGCTGACACCTTCTGCTCCTTCAAAGGAATTTGACCATGGCTTACGCGCAGCTCGACGCCTCCAAACCGACCACCGCCCAAACCCGCCAGGCGCTGACTGATTCCACCAGGAACAACATCGCCGCCCTGCGGGACAACATCCTGGCCGGCTTCATCACCGATTGGGATGTGGCGGTCACCGGTGGTACGTCAGACAAACCGACCACCATCACCTATACCAACCTCAACAACACGAGCGAGAAGGTGCGGGAAACCCTGACCTGGTCCTCAAACCGCCTGACCCAGCGGGTTGTGGAGTACACAGCCAACAATGGTGGTCTCTGGGATACGGTGGACACCCTCACCTACACCTACGACGGCAGCGACAATGCGACTGGCGGCAACGCTGGTGGATTCTTCCACTGGATTGCGCGCATCTACACTCGCTTGCTCAACGCCATCTCGACCCTCACCACTCACGTGGCTGGCACTGGAACAGCGGTGCACGGCCTGGGCACGATGTCCACCCAAGCGGCCAACAACGTGGCGGTCACCGGTGGCTCACTGTCTGGTGCCACCGTCGATACTCCTCGTGCCCGTGAAACCTGGAACAACTTGGGCAGCATTGCCAACGGTGGAACCGCCACCTGCGATTTGAACGCGGCAGGTGGGTTCTCTTTGCAACCCAGCGCCACCACGTCCCACACCCTGACGATCGCCTTCTCGAACCCGCCTGCCAGCGGAGTGGTGCAAAGCTGGTACTTGGAGATCGTCAACGGTCGTCGTGACATCGATGCCCGCATCACCTGGCCGGCCAACGCCAAGTGGATCGGGGGCTCAAGCTCTCGTCCCACGGATCCTACCCTGGAATTGTCTGGCCGAAACATCTTTGCGGTCTACACCAGAGATGGTGGTTCTCGGTACGAGATCCAGCACGTGGGCAAGGGAGGTTGACGTGCAAGATACCGCTCGGAAATACCTGAGGACCCTGGTTGCTGTTGGGGTTCTTTTTCCTCTTACCGCTGGGGCCAGTCAGAAACCGTACGAACCATCTCAGGAATTTTGGGGAGCTGTTGATGTAGCTACTCAGGACTATTGTTCACCTGGGAATATTCTGGTTGCTTGCCACAAAGGTGGCTTGCTTGATGATCTGTCCAGATTCAAGCTGCCTGAGCTTGGCGCTTTGGGATTGGTGAAACTCAGAGGAGGAAAAAGAACCATCCTTCTCACTATCACGGCTAATCAAAGCACCTACACAGTTTATACGGCTGCTGGAAGCCCGACCGATCCGGTCGACGTAATTCTCACTATCAACACGTCAGTTCAGGTGACCGGTGGCTACCCGACCATCATCGGTACTGGTTCTTGGACCTCGGGTTCAACTCTGAAGATAGTGAACAATGGTTACGTAACAGGAGGTGGTGGAAACGGTGGTAGTGGACAAGAGTGTGATTCCTCATCCTTAGCCGTTACTGGTGTTGGCGTAGGTGGGACAGGAGGAATTGCTATTAGCCTTGGTGTGTCAACAACCATTGATAATACAAACGGATACATCTTTGGCGGTGGCGGTGGCGGTGGCGGCGGGAGTGCAGCCGGTCTTCAGACAAGCGCCCCGTTCACAACCCGAGCTGGTGGTGGAGGTGGGGGAGGTGGAGCTGGAGGTGGAGGAGGTGGAGCGGGTGGAAACGCTAATGACGGCGGCCTTTACAATGGTCAAAATGGTAGCACGGCTGGTTCAGACCCAACGCTGACAAATCAAGGAGGACCAGGAGGAGCAGGGGGTTTGAATTTTGTTGGGACAGTCGGTGGGGTTGGTGGTGATGGTGGAGACTGGGGCCAATCTGGAAACACTGGAGGTACTGGCACCCCTAATTTTGCTTCCAATGGAGCAGGTGGTGGAAGCAACGGATCAGCCGTAGCAACGAATGGAAATTCTCTCACGTGGTTGGCCGGCAACAATGGTACCCAGGTCAAAGGAGGTGTGTCATGAGCGCCAGCTACCAACAGGCTCAGATCGGGGTCATCGATCTGGAGACCGGGGCTCAGGTGCTGCCCGGTCAAGCAGGTTGGTCCGCCTACCAGGTTTACCTGAGCCAGGGCGGCGAGGTGCTGGCGCCTGAACCCATCCAGACCCAGGCAAAGGATCCTGCCAGCACCCTGGTGTGGAACGCCCAGGCGAGAATCGCCCGACAGCTTCGGAAGAAGCTCAAGGGACTTTCTGTTGAAGAACAATTGGAATTTGTCAAAAAGGAGATCGGATTGTGAGCACCAGAATTTCGTACGACGCCAAGAACAAGCCCTTTGGTCAGATGCTGGCCGAGGTGGTTGATGAAGCCATCGAGCTCCGGGCCAAGGTGGCTCGGCTCAAGGATGCCATGGATGACATGGCCTCTGGCACACCACCCACCTGGGACCAGATCGAGCTGGAGCTGGGCATCGAGGCCGGCAAGGGGGAGCAGGTGTACAATCTGCTGGTTGGTCTCAACAGTCGACTGTCTCACTCCGACGTTCGGGCCCTGACCCGCATCGACCAGGGCTGACCGATGGAGGAGCTTGCTTACAAGATCGTGTCGGGCTTGACCGGTATGGGCCTGGGTGGCGCAGTCGCCTGGGCCATGTTCCTCAACTGGAAGAAGTCCAACCGCGCCGACCAGGCTGGTGAAACTGTCAGCGGCAGTTATGAGACCCTTGTT